GGTTGGCGTTAGATCAAAGTGATGTGCGATTGAAGCTGCGTGAGTTACGCATTTACCTGCCGTAACAGCAGTTGCAGCCAATCGACCATAAGCATAAACAGTATTACCGTAAAGCAATCTGCTGCCTAAAGGAAATAACTCTGTAAGTCCTGAAGTAAATGGATCAACAGTACCGTACTGGCTACCGCCTTTACCTACGATAAAGTCTGCGGGTCCATAACCTGTTGCTGCAACATATTGCGTATGCCCACCAGCATCGGTGAAAATATTACCGTCTGCATTAATTACTAGGCCATCAGTAATTGCTCCTGTACCGGAGGTTTTATCAATGGTTTTGAAACCATTCTCAGACCTAATTGGTCCGTTAAATGTCGTGTTAGCCATATCTTTCTCCTGTCGTGGCTAGTGTCTGCCGCATTATTACGACAGTCAGGAAAAAGGAAAACGACTCACCAATGTATTAATAAGCCGCCTTCCTTCCGTTTTCTACTTACGCCCCTGGTGAACCGTAAATTCCAAGTGGATCAGATACCCCGAAAGAGTACCGTTCTCTGGCCTTGTATCTCACATTGCCAGTATCGAAATCACCGTCCATTGAAGTTTCTAAAGCAGTACGCTCGAAGTGTCTCAAGCCATTTGGCACATCAGTAATGATGTAGAAGGCATCTGAGTCAGTCAAATAATGATTGACTGAGTATCCTTCTGGAACGATACCCATGCTGCGTACAGCATTGATGTCGTTATCCGCCGTACCGACTCTTTTATCTGACTCAAGAAGCCGTGTAGCAATAAACATTCCAGCAGGCGGAACCAACAAACGTCTTGGTCGAGCTGCGATTAGAAGGCCACGCTCATCGGTTAGAGCCGCAATTGTAACGATTGCTGCTTCCAATGAAGTTTCATTCAAATCTGCCGCTGTTGCAGGACGATTATCGTTCGTGCCGCCATCCACTCTCGGATGACCACCACCGCCAGTAACACCATCACCAGATGCAGTAAAGAGGTTAACCCCGTCACCTGTCTGGTAAGAATTGGTGAAACCATTGTTAAGCGGATTAGCTGCTTTTACTTGCTTGGTATAAGCCATTGCACGTGCTAGGGCTTTGGTATAACGAGCAGAAAGCGAGTCATAGAGGTTATCCTCCATCGCTTCTTCCGTTATTGCAAATCCCATTCCAATCGTTTCATGGTTGTACCTAGCGGTATAAGCCTCTTGCGCGGTGTCGTAAGAAATTGCATTTCCTTCGTCCTTCACAGGTGCTGCACCAAACCCACTTAGTTTCACTTCTTCTTCAAACGAACGCTCTGATGAGGCTGTATCATAAATAACAGCATGTTCGTCCTCGTACTTTTCATACTCCAAACCAAACAAGGCATTAAGCCCTGGCAGGAGTTCTTTCAGCATCTGCGCTCTTGAAATAGCCATGCTAGTTCTCCTTTATATGCCTGTAACGTTGGTTAACTGATGACCTGCATTAAAGCGGAAAATACCATCAGTGAAAGAATCACCAACCGAACTTGAAGGTCCGTCATAAAAATCGACGATCCGTATCGGTAGTGTGTTAGTAGTTGCAACTGTAGACGCATCACAAGCATTTTTGCTTCGACCAATCGTGGTTGAACCTGCTGTTTGAACAACAGCAAAGTTTGCACCAAGACCAGATTGAGCAATAGTCGCGTCACCTTGCATCCTGAACAATACGTCAGGATCAATCAAAATATAACCCGCAGCATCGGAAGCCGCTGTATCAGCAGGAAATGTTTGATTAAAGGTCATTTGACTTGTACTTGGGTCTGTGTACTTACAGCCCAGAAAAATACCTATAGAGGTCAATGAAGCTGTTCCAGCGTCTTTTTCAATCGTACCTGCTGCAACCAACTTCACAAAATCTCCATAGAATATAGCGGTGTCATACGCCGAGGCAATCTTGATATGAACAACTTTTCCTGAAAAGGATCCGCTGCTCGAACAAGTACCAATCGGCTCTGCACCATTTGGAGTTGCACTTGTAGCCATTCTGTTTTCTCCAGAATTACGTTAAATAAAAAAAGGCTACATCCTAAAAGGACAGTTAGCCTTTACCAAAGGTTGTGCGCGTACTTTTCTCCGGTCTCAATAGTGGCATACGCGGATCATTTTCTCTCAAATAGTTGTTATCGACTGATTCCATCTGCTTTTGTGCCAAATCCTGAAAATGCTTGTTTCTAGCATCCATTCTTTCTTTAGGCGCTTTACACAGCAATAAACCCCCAATCTCAAGGTTTCCCTTGAACTGAGAATTAATATCTGACTGGATATGCAATTCAGGATGATCTTCTTCGTTTACAGGAATCCAACCATCTCTAAACTTCTGGGATACATTTGTGTTATCTGCTTGTCCCATTGCGCTGGTTCTTACCCAACGAAATATCCAGCCATCCTGTGCATCAGGTGTTGGCAAAATTGAAGACGGAATCCATGAATCATTGTTTTCTCTAACAACTTCTTTGCGAGTGTCGTAAGACCTCGGAGTGCGCTCATCTACCATTGGTCATCTCCTTAACGAGTTGGTTGGCATATTGTGCATTGGTTAACCCAAGTCTTTTAGCGAGAGAGACCTGAGTGGACGTTAACTTCATTTTGCGTGGTTTAGCCCCATTATTCCTTGCGGAAGGAGCGACCACGGACGATGGACGAGCAGCCGTCGAAGGCGCGGTTTGTCCATCACCGCTCGCATCTTTAGATGCGTTTTCCGACCACTCATATTCATTAAATCTTCCTCTCATACCCCCATCAATATATTCAAAATATTGATCTGAGTTAGGCGAAAGACCATTATCTTTTATGGCTTCTTCATGAAGAGCATAAGCGTAAGCTGTCATGCCCTTATGTTCTTCATCACCAAACCAGGTATTCTTTTCTCCCCACTCTTTTGCCTTTGGTTCAGGCGCTGGAACAGAGTTAACAGATTGCTGCTGTTGCTGTTGATAAGCCTGTTGTTGCTGTTGATAGGCTAATTGTTGTTGAGCCATTTGTTGCTGTTGAGTTGGCTGTTGAGGAAGACTTCTTTCATATCGCTCCGCCTCTTGCATCTGAGACTGAGCCTCAATCATCCTTTCCTGAGAAGATACAATATCGTCAGTATTGCCTTCTTCATGAGCCTTTTTATATTCAGCTTTGGCTTTTTCTGCTGCTAATTGTGCTTTTTGCTTAATTTGTGAAACCAATGCAGTTTCACCGCGATTTATCAAAGATTCATATTCTTTGTTTTTTGCGGAGAGACTTTGGTTTTGCTGATTAAGTTGCTGCGCTGCTGTAACTGCTTCTTCTGCAAGACGTTCTGCCTCCCTTCTTTTGAAGGTTGCCTTGTCAAGACGCTTCCTAACACTAGCACTATAGCTGTCTAACTCTTCATCGCCAGTTGGCTCATACGCAGCCTTATTGACAGGCGGTTTATCATCAACAATCTCTAAATCAAAATCATCAGATTCAGAAAGAGCTTCTTTTTCTTTAGATTTTTTAACAATTTGCGTTTTAACCCCAAAGAACTTGTCTTCGGCTGACGTTATTGTAGCATTAGACTCTTCAATGCCCATGTCGGTTTCTGTTGATTCGTTCATATCTTTACAATCCCCCTTGGATCTTCGACCACAGCTTCTACGCTATCGTCATTGATTAAGCGGAATTCTTTTCCATGAACCATAAATCGAGTGCCTGTATAAGAACGCATTACGATCCAGTCTCCTTTTTTGCAAAAGGATCCTGTCGGAAATCGTGCAGAATCTGAGTATACATCTGGCCCCATATCCAAAACAAACCCAACAATACTTCCCACTTCTTCAGTGTGTATTGTTTGACTTGCTTTAATAATTCCACCATCTGTTTTCTCATCAGGTTCTGGTAAGGCAATTAATATCTTATATCCTGTTGGTTTTGGCATCTGATTTGCTTTGCGAGAATTAGACTTATCAATATCAATTTCTTCAATATTGTTGTCTTTCTCGTTTACTGCTGCTAATGACTTAGCCATTAGATTTTTCTCCTTGCACTGGAAATGGGTGTCCAGAGTCACCTGCGCTACACAATATAGCGTTATGCTTGAGCAAGTTTCTTTTTTAGATCAAGTAATTCTCTTTCCGCCATTGCAATCCCTTCTATGACACCGCAACAACGTGAATATTCTGAAAAGTCTTTACAGCTTCCTGTGCTGATATGGTCGCTCATTTCATTAAGCAACTCTCGGTACTTTGTCCTTAAAACATCAAGCTCATCCATTAGAGTTTGAATTTCCCATTAGGTCTTTTGCTATATCTTTTCCTAATTTAGCACCTTCAAGCTGTTCTTTACTAGCAATTTTTTTAGATTCAAGCTGATCCCTGCTATTGTCGGATGCAATTTTAGCGCCTAACTTAGCAGTTTCTATTTTTACTTGAGTCGCTAATTTTTCTCTATCAAGGTCAGACTTGTCCGTAAACTTCTTCAAATCAAGTTGAATTTTAGCCATGTCTGCTTGTGATTTAGCCTGTACCTGCTGTTGTTTAATCTGCAACTCTTGTTGCTGCATTTGAATAATAGGATCTTCAGACTCTTGCATTTGTTTTTGCATCTGAGCTTCACGCTGATCTTTTCCAGTCAACTGTGCTGCTGCTGGTGCTACAAGCCTTGAAAGCCTGAGTTCAATATCTTCTGGTAGTTTCTCATCAGGACCAGGCAGCGGAACACCAAGCTCTTTCTCAATCTTGGCTCTGTAAGCAAAAGCAACATGCTCTGAAATATGTGCAGCCATTGCTGCTTCTGAAGCCTTTGCGGTAGGATTCTGAGACATAATTTCCATAATCTTTGGATCTTCAATTAAAGATACATGAGTTTGAATATGAGCTTCATGGTCTTGGAAGATAAATGCCTTAACTGGCTCACCGTTAATAATATTCATATTTTCGGTTACAGGGTCAGTCACTGGGATTTCATCTTCAAGCGGCACAATCTTATCAGCATCCCTAATGCCTAGAACTTCCAGCATTTGCCTGTGCAAAAGAGGCAAGTCATACATTTGAGGTGCTTGTACTGCAAGTTGTAATGCAGCCTGATACTGCATGATTCGCTGCGCCATTGTTCCCGCATTGGGATCACTGACAGGAATGATGTCTACTTTATCATCAAAGTCTTCAGCTACTAACTCCCCATTTTTAACGTCATAAGGGTACTCAGAGGGGCCAAAATCTCGGACAACTCCAGAAAGAATGCGTAATTCCTTCTTCATCGAAGCATGAAGTCTAGCCTGAACCGCACTCATTACCTTCATGGAGCGTTCCAGAATTGCCAATGTCGTGCCAACAGGCGCTTCAGAGTTCATATCGGCGGCTTTTACATCACCAGCAGAAGCAAAACGCCTACCTTCAGTAACAATATCGCCCAAAAGCTGATACAGCACATTTGATGGTTCTTTATAGGGTAGAAACGTAATGTTGTCCCGTATTGCACCACCTGGGACATCAACATCCCTGAATTCACCTGGCATAATCGGCGTATCATCGCCTTTAATGCGTAATCCACGGGATTTTAAGCCACCAGGAAGATTGGATAGCGTTCCTGCGTCTACCAACTGCCGTAAAATACTGGTTGCAGACTTAGCCAGACCACCAATCATATGGATTAGACCGAATCCGTAGAATCCAATACCTGGCAAATACTGATAATGAACAAAATGTTCCCGTTTCATCTTCATCGGGTCATCTTCATACCAGTTTCTGCGTATTGAAAGTATCTGACG